GTAAGTATGTAAGCATCAAACAAAGTGTTGTGACATACAACTGCGGTTTCTTCCCAGGGTATTTGTTCAAGAGCATCTTGGTATTGGTCTTCTCCAAACCACTCTGTATCTCCCTCATTAAATTTTAAACCTACTCCCCATATTTTAAAATCAGGGTGGTTAACGTATTGTACAGTTGTCATTTTAGTCAGGGACAATTGTACGTCGTAGTAAGTTTCAAAGTCTAAGTATAATAAATTCATAAGTTTTCCTTTCTTAATTTTTCCATGCGAACACACCAGTCCTCATACTCCCCCTTTTTTGCACGCTCCCATCCAACTTGTTTACTGTGGACCATATTGTAGGCAACACCTTTGCTGACCAACCTCCACTGTATATAGGGAAGATGTTCAGGAGTGTTGTACCGATAATAGGCTAAGGGATTACGTTTTACGTAGATTCGATTATCCATAATTTACAGTTGACATTCATCCTGAATGCTTTATGTTTTTTAAGTATGACACAATTAAGTGTTATATAACAATAAAGGTGAAAATATGGCAACTTTTACAAGTGATCCTGTTTCAGGCAATCAATCATTCAAACCATTTCCTAGTGGTGCGATTGGCGTAAGATATGCTAAGTTTAATGTAACTGCTGCACCAAATGCTGCTGATGTATACCAAATGGTAGATATCTTTGCTGGTGAAACTTTACATGACATCAAAATCAAATCTTCTGATTTAGACACAGGCTCAGGTCTAGTACTTGACGTCGGTGATGGTACAGATTCAGATAGATTTATTGATGGTTCTACAATCGGCCAAGCCGGTGGTATAGACCATGAAGATGCAAACCTTGCACCTATTGCCTATAGTTCAGATGATACTATTGACATTACTTGTCAAGTAGCACCTGCAGGTGATGTTGCAACTGGCACATTAGAAATGTGGATTTACGTATCGTAAGTTAAGCAAATCTTAAAGGGGTCTTTATAGGCCCCTTTTTTTTGCTGCTTCATTTGCATTAGCCATTGTTTGTTTTATATTATTTTCTATAACAAACTCAGACCAAGTTTTATTCCAACCTGCATGATTCATAGTTGCAGTTTTAACATCGTCAGCAGAAATGTCATACTTTTTAGCAGTGTTACGAACACCCATAGATAAGCAATCGTCATGCACGTCATGCATCCAACGTTTCATAGCTCCCATAATTAACCCTCCATTAACTTACTAGTTAATACAGCACTGTTCATTTGTTCTTTAACTTCGTCAGGTAAGATAGCATTTGGATCAAACTTAGGTAAAGTAGAAGGTGTAGCTGGTGTAGCTGTTTCAAACATTTTATCTAGATATTCCTGTGGTACAGAATCTTTACCTGCAGGCCACGTATCTAGAAAACGTTTAAGTGTTGTACAATTGTCTAACAAATGTTTTATCTGAGTTTTAGACTCATTAATTTTTATAGTACCTTCAGCAAAGTTTTCTATATTGTCTACATCTATATCAGATGAAACAATTATAGGATTTGTATACGATTTTACTTTACCTGAAGCAGACCATATTTGAGAAGAGTCGTGTTGTTGCACAAGTTGAATAGGTTCATCTAACTTTAACGTTAACCCAAAATCACCGTCTACATAGTTATCACTTGCTGGTGATACTTTGTCATCATATTGATTGGTGTAACTCTCATGCCAGTCTCCGCCTGTCATAAAAGTTAATGACTCTGTAGCTGGACGATTAGGATTAACAATAAAATGTACTTGTCTTACCCAATTAAAATCTGAATGTCTACTGCCATAACTAGTTTGAAAATACTTTTTAGGCGAAAACTCTTCATGATTTTTATTAGGGTTTTTCATCCTGAATAAACGTTCATGCACTTCTAAATAATCTTTCATTATTTGACGTTCTTCAACTGAATAAAAAGATTCTACAATAGATTTAAGATAATCTTGTAGACCACTGTTGTTTTCATATACTTTGTAAAGTTGCTTTTTAAAATTTGAATAAATTCTATTTCGCAACTCACCACTCATTCTTACACTTGCCATTACACTTTCCTCCATGTAGGTTTTACTTCTTGCCACTTAATTGTGGGAGTATTAATTACAAACTTGTTAAAAACTCGCTTAGGTTGTTTTGTAACAGTTAGTTTTTCATGCACCATAGTCTTTTTAAGAATAAAAAGAATAATAGATGCGGTTAAGCCACCAACCATAGCTGCAGTCATGCCACTGTAAGTGCCATAAAAACAAACCATTAAGGTGACTGTAATAATGACATCTATAAAAATGTCATTACCAATTGTTTTACGCCCGCCTGCTTTAAGCGCAAGCAAAAGCAGTCCGAGCGCGCTGATTATGCCGATCAATAACATTGTCTCTGTCCCTCCACATAAGATATGCCATATAGGCAAATTGAATTAGTTCGATCATGATCCACATAGCTGTGGTGATACTAGTTATTACAGTACTAGACATCTAACATCCTCCAGATTAAATATATAACTGCACCCAATGATATTGAGATTGCAATTAGCATTAAAAAATGATGCATAGATGTTGCGATAGCCAATAAGCCAAGCAACACTGCACCGCCAGTCAAAACAGAAAGACCAAAGTCTTTAATATTCTGTTTAAATTTTGATGATTTCACCATAAGGTGCTTCTCCTTCGTGTGTTGTTATCCACAAGACCGGATAACTTGGTCTGTCTCCAAAGTCGTTAGAACCAAGATCTGTAAGATAGATCAAAGCACTAACATTTGGATAATTTTCATTTATGTACTCAATGCCAGGTGAGAAACAAGTTCCACCTCTACCAGTCATAGTTGTTTTAAGAGGAAGAGACTCGCGTGTGTACTCAGTATAATTTTGTACTTCAGTGTCAACTTCTACAAAATGAACTTTGTTAGGATTGACATCAAGAATAATAGAAGAAATTTCTGCAAGATCTTGATTTAGTTCTTCGTCAGTTCTAGAACATGATGTGTCAGACACAACTGCAATTTCATCAATAGATGGGTTGTACATAGAAGGTAGATACAAGCCTTGGCCAATGAAACGACGGTTTGGTTTTTGCCAACTAAAGTCGTCTGTGTTGTTAGAACGCAAGAACCTAGCAAGTACTTGTTTCCAACACACTTTAGGTTCTTTAATTTCATCAAGTATAGATTCTAGTGAGCCAGGTAGCTTGCCGGCTTTGCGTGCACTTTCTGCTGCTTGATTGATTGCAACAGTAAGTTCTGCTTTAGCTTTACCAATGCTACCGTCGTCAGTGCCAGGATGATCTAGCACAGCGCCACAATTACCGAAGTCAGCGGCCAACGATTCCCAGCCACCGTCGGGTTCAGGAAGTAAGTTGTATATTTCTTCGGCATTCATGTCGTCGTATTGCTCATCAAGCAAGGCACCTTTAGGTAATATAAAGTTAGCTTGTTTGAGTAAGTAATTTTCTGCATAGTCGCACGCAACGTTCCACTTTTGTGGTTGACGTTCTTCTCTACGGAATATGTGCATAAGCACAACATGCATAACTTCGTGTGCAAGAAAACCAATACGTTCTAAGGGTTGCAATTTGTCAAACCATTTGGGATTATAGAAAAGATGCACACCATCTGTGGCACCCGTATCCATGTCATCACGTTCAACGGGTTTGAGGCGAAGACAAAGGGTGCCAAAGAATGGCTGGTTGAGCACAAGTTGTGTGCGTGCATTTGTAAAATTTTGACTCATAGTTTCTCCTAATTACTTATTACTAATACTTCAGTATCTGCAGTCATACCTTGACTAAGATGTTTAAGTTTAAAATCTTTATCAGCAGGTATAAGTTTTCTAATTTCACATTCACTGATGTCTAGTTTTAAGTTTCTAGACCAGTGAGCGTTACGTAGATCAGGTACATCTTCTGTACCAGTACCATAGTGTTTAGCTACTTGATAAAACCAACCATTGGGATTACGTTTTGCGTAATACTGATGCACGCGTCCTTCGCGAATGTCTTTATCATGTCTACGGTTACGTTTGACTTTGTTGATCATAGCTTTGCAATGACCAGAGCCAAAGTCTATGCGCACATAGTCGCCTTGGTTGTATTTAGGTGGGCCTATTTCTAACATAATTAGTCTCCTAGTAATGATGCAGTTAAAATAACTGAGTTAAGTTCTTGCTCTTGCACTTCAATAGCTTCTCGCTGTTGCTGTTGTTTAGCTTTGCGTTCTACTTTTTCGTAGACTTTGTCTAACTTAGATTGAGATACAAGATCTTTAAGTGCAGGCCAAGCTTTAAGTGCTTGGTTTAAAGTTGTAAAAGATGCAATGGTTTCTTGTACTTTTTGTTTGTACTGCCTACCGCCGGTATATACTTTATCGTTGTATTCTTGGACAGAAACTAACTCAGCAACTAAAGGACAACTAAGATCAGCATGTTCTCTACATGGGTTGTCGTCTTCATTGTTACCAGTAATGTCTATCTTAAGTCCAACTGTTACATGATCATTGTAACCATCAGGGTTTTTAGATAACAAAGTCATAACTTCTCTGTTAGATACATCTAAATTAAAGTCCATATGTTGGTCAACAATCTCCATTGTAGCGTTGCCATCATAATCAGTTTGTTCTTCAATATCGCTATACGCAATTCGTAAACGCAATGAAGATATAGATTTAATTTTTGCATAAGCAGGATCTATAACTGATACATTTTCTGTAGAAAGCAAAAACGTTTGCATGTTTTCATGCTTTTGTTTTAGATACTTGTCATACATTTTGTTACCCATATCAGAAGGAATTTCTCGTTCTGGGTTTGCTTTGTCGTAAGTGTTTATTGCTTCTCTTGCAATATCACGTTGTAGTTGATCCGACATTCTTACTGTGCTCATGTTAAACTCCTTAATTGTTTAAGTATTTTTTTATCTAATTGATTCATTAATACTTTTGCTAATTCATTACTTTCTTTTGTTCTACAACCAACTTGATTTAAATGATTAAATGGAGCCATTGATAAAGATTCTAAAGAACTAGCAATAGCTTTTAAGTTTTGTTTTAATAAAAAAGTAGCAGTTGTTTCTTGAAACTCATGTGATTTTGTAATGTTTTCTATTGCTTGTGGAATAGATATAGATTGTGTTTTTGGCATGTTTACCTCCTATGATAATAAGCCGTGATTATCTTGAATCCATTTAGTACAAAACTGATTCTTGATAAAGTCTTTGTTGATTGCAAAAATACCTTTCATTAGTATTACTTGAAACTCTGATGGGAGTTTGTTGCATACTTTGATAATATTTTCGAGAGTGTCATCACTCGCTCGGGTGGCGATAGATGTTGAAAGTGCATACAAGACAGCTGGGTTGTCATCTTTCTTGTATTTACCAGGGTCTTTGATAAGTTCGTCGACATCTTGTAGCTTGTCAGCTATTTGTTTGTAAGCAACAAACTCGCCAGCTGGGCCGTCGCCGACTGTCGCTGCGACACCAAAGAACAATGTATCGTCGTTGGCGGTCGACGGTCGATTGGATAGCTTTTTTGTCAACGAATGCCCACGAACGTGGTGTTGGGAATGCATACTCGTCAGCTTTGAAACTGTTAAGTAAGCCAGGTCTGTAACGCAAGAAGCCAATAACTTCTGAGTTGATACCGTTTTTGAAAGCCCACTCAACCCAGTCATCGATGCTTGCTTCAAGTTCGTAATGCAATAAACGATTACGTACTGGTGTTGGCATTTGAAAGACAGCAGCTGAGTCAGTCAGTCTGTTACCTGCGGCAACGATTGACCAGCCAACTGGCATTTCATAGTCGCCAATTTGTCGAGTTAACAAGAGTTGCAGGAAAGCGTTCTGCGTAGCTGGTGGTGCAGTTGGCAATTCGTCGATGAAGAGAATTCCCGTTTCGCCATCACGTGATGCAATAGGAAACACATCAGGCACTGCCCAACGTGTAAAACGCTTCCCTGTTTCTTGTTCTTGCATGATGTGAGGTATGCCACGCACATCGACTGGGTCGAATAAGTTGGCACGAAAGTCAAGCAATGGTATATCTAAGTCATCAGCCACTTGTTGTGGTATGTCTGACTTACCGATACCTGGCCCACCCCATATCATGGTGTTAAGTCCTGTACGGATGTTATCTTTAATCTCTGATTTGAGATCGTTTGGGTTAATGTTGTTCATAAATCCTCCTATAGATTTGAGTAAGCCTATCTTTCAACAGGCTCAACATTGGTTATTTTTAAAGGCGATGCATAGTCTCTAAGCATGCGTACAAATACTACTCGCGCTAGGTGTGAGTAGTTTATGTTTTTGTCATAGCGTGGTGCTTGAAACTCTACAGTTATTTGTTGATTTTCGTAGTTTAAAGTAGCACGCCATTTAATTTGTTCAGTCATCTTTACCTCCTTGTATGACTCGTAAATCAGGTTGTGTGTTTAACAATGGTTCCCACTGTATTTCTACAGCATCTGGTTGTGGTGTTGTAAACCAAACACCAACTTCTACTGGATGAGAATGATCTAAGTTGTTGTGTTCTCTGTAAGTACGTATGACATTTACAAGCTGGGCTTCAAGATCTTCTTCTTCAAGTATTTCATTTTTCCAAGCTAAACAATAAGTTGTAACTTTAGAAAGCACACCAAAGTCTTCTTCTTTGCATGCGACTTCGTCGCCATCAATAGATACTTGTATGTGTATATTTTGTAGTTCCATAAGCACACCTCCTGTGTGTTAAAAAGCGGGGGAACAATGTGCATTCTGGCCATTGATTGCTTAGCTAACCAGCTAGACTATTTGATTACACACGCTAGTCATTCCTATTTTGGTGTAACCCCCTATCCCGCGAGGAATTTTGTATAGTGAAGTGCTTTTGGCAATACCTGCACTTCAAAGATATTATGAAGGGGAATAAATAACCCTTTGCCTAAAAAAGTAATATCAGAGACTTAATATAGAATCGCAGCAATGTTTGTTCTAGTTTGTGAGCTCTTGCGACCGCCCGGTCAATTACTTTTTGTTCTCTAAATCAAAGGTAACAACTCTGCCACTGGCATAGGTTACTTTTCTAAAGTGTAACCCTGCGCCTTTTTGGTATTCCCACTGGACTATTGTGTTGTTATCTTTTTCTTGTTGAATTTCCTTTTTTCGTTGTTCAAGCTTCTTGGTATGTTGTGTCATAAGTTACTCCACTCTCCAAAGTCTACCTAAAAAAGGTTCTTTAGATATTGTTCTTTTTCTAAGTTTAAAATTACTTTGCATATATAAATAACCGTGGGCTGATTTCCATTTTGTTTCGTTTGTAAATTCAACACAGTCTCCTATCTCCATTTTAAGCAAAGGCTTAAACTGTTGTTTAGGTGGGACTGGTATATTTTTTAGTATTTTCATAAGTTACTCCATTAATTGTACATCAACAGGTGATTCGCCTGTTTCCCATGATGTTACTGTAAATTCAGTAACACCCACTTCAGGATGCTCGCTAGTGTAAACCACTGGCAGGAAATCCATTGGGTATGTTGGGGTAGTTGAGTGTCCGTCTTCATTGGCTGCGCCAACGATCAACGCTCGGCCTGCAAATACTTTGTCTTCTATAACAAAGAACTTCTGGTCCTCTACAAACAACCCTTCGTCATCGATAATTAAATCGGTGTCGTGTGTCAAGCCATACATATCGATAGTGGCACACTGCACAAGATCATAAATAGTTTCTAGTTCTAACTTGCCAGTAGGCAAATGAACTAGCGTTATATCCTTCTTGAAAGGGTCGATTAAATATACGTAGTCTGTTTTATTCATTAGCACACCTCCTATAGTGTAAAAAGTGCAGGGCTTTTCATCCCTGCGTGGCTGTTAGGTCAGCAACCTTCCATGGATAACGTTCCACGGACGACGGGCGGTAGAGGAATTAACAAGAACCTCTACCCCATTAACACTTAAGCGTTAGCGAATACTTGCTTTGCGTGTTCCAATGTAGCGCCATTGAGTTCGGAAGCAACCTTGACTGATGCGTCAGCCAAATTGTTGTAATTCCATTCTGCCATGCGTTGCTGGCGTCTTTCGACCTCAGTCTGTACTCGCATAGCTTGAACTCCCAAGTCGCCAATGCCAAACAGATTGTCAATGCTTTTGATAGCATCTCTGATCAGTCTTGCTTTGCGACCAAGCGCCCACATTTTTGCTTCGCGCTCAATGAGCCATGTTGGTAGCTCATCTTTAGGATTCACGCGTTGCATGGACTCATTGTACTCGTAAGCGATACTTACAAACTCAGCCCAGGTTCTGGTTGCCAATGTAAGATAATTGTAACCAGTAGTTGGTGCATCAATATCAAGTAAAGGCTTGATACCTGAAACAACCAACTCCAACTCCAAGTTGTATTTTTCTTGCAACTTAGATGCAGTTTTGTCATCGTCAGTAGCAAAAGCAACTGGAGATAACTTTTTGTCTGCAAAGACTTTCATAATCTCTTTGACTCTGAAAGCCTGAAAGATTGGTTTGCCTTCGCCATCTAAACCATACTTGTCGTAGTAATGGTTTGGAAGTTGAACAGGATCTTGTTCTGCTCGTTGCTCAGAACCTACTGGATCACCATTGGTATCTGGTCTCCAAGCATTTTCTGGTGTGTGTTGACCGTTGACTAATTCACCAGTCTCACCGTTTGCCATGTCAACTTCTTGTACGAAGTCTGATGGATCTACAAATGTAGCATTACTGCTTTTCTTTTTACTCATTTAGCACCTCCTATAGTGTTTTGAGTTTCATTTCTATTAGTAACTACTCGCTTTATATCTGAATACTTTTCTTCAGGTATGTGCATGTAGCCTACCGCTTGTTGACGAATGTCTTCGTCGATTACATGTTCTGGCATATATATCTCCTATAATATAAAAACCAATTACTTTAATACACAAGCAACAACTCGCTTATATACAATTACTCACACAAAAACACACAACCGGCGCTGTAAGCGACGGTTGCGGTTTCGGCACAAAAGGCACGCACAGCTTGCCCGTATGGGGGACGAAGCCCCCAATGGTTTTAACTGAAATCAATTTCCATTTGCTTTGGTCTTTGATATTCATTAGCCACTTCAACATCAGCTTGCTGAGCTTTAAAAGCTTTTTTAGCATGTCTGTTGATTTTGCTTTGGGTATAACCAATTGCAAATGCACTAGGTATACCTTTTACTGATTTAGTTATTGGTTTAACTAAATTTACTGTTTTCTCGGATATGTTTCCAAGAAATTGTATTGATGAATTGAACATGTGTATGTCCTCCCGCTTTCGCTGTTATCATCGGTTGAAATCAGTGGCACTTGCGCGTTTGTTTACCAAGTGCCGTGTGCAGTTCTTCTCCGTAGATCTACCAACTAGTCCTTTCTGCTCTTTTTACTTCGACCTAACCCCGAAAGGTATAAGTTAGGGATGAAGTGTCGCCAGTTTGAGTAATAAACCACTGGCGGGGTTCGTTAAGCTGAAGCCGAATCTCCACCCATTGGTTGTTGTTTAGGCTCGATTGGGAAAAAACTAATTTTTTCAAATGAACCATTAACCACCATAGGTGCAAAGTTAGGATAGAAATCCAATCCGTTGCCGTTGGCATGAGCTACTGCTCTTCCAATCTCTACGAAGTTAGTTTTCTCTTCACCTTCAGAGTTTTTGAAAGTGCCTCTGCTCACTTTAGCTATAAATGATTTAGCCATGATGTATACCTCCTTGGTATAGTTATTAATAATACAATTCCAAAACCTACAACCAACGCCGTTAGGCGCTGGTTGATAAACCAAATAAAATCTTTAAGAATTCTCTTCTAGTCATTAGTCCCTCCATGTTTCTTCACGCTCTTTCTTTGCTATAAGTAAGAACATGATGATTGAGCCAAGCATTAGAGCTGATGTTACGCATGCGCTAAGTGCATAGGCTGGTGAAATCCACTCGCCTGCAAATATAGTTTGTATATAATTGCGCGTGTAGATAATAGAGCCAGTGAATACTGAACCAAGAAGAAATAACTTTAAGTTATCCATGATATATCCTGCTCGATGAGCAATGTATTGCATTCGGAATTGAATACAATAATAAAAAACCTACAGATAACACCGTTTATGGTGTTATCTGTTTAAATACAAGCTTTCATGTAATTCTCTTCATCTCTATACCTTAGAGATGGTGATCTGGGATTAACATGCCAAATCGAAGCCTCTATAAACTCTGCATAGTCAGGTGTTAGAGAAGCAAGATACTCTTGATGCTCCTGATAAGTTTTCCAAGATGTTGGAAACTCTTTAATACCTAAACCATTTTCTATGGTTAAAGCGCATACAAAAGCAACTGCGTCTTGAATGCGATCTAAACCAGTGACAGCATAAGTGTCTCCAAATTTAAACTTCCAATGTGCTTGGTCGTCAGCAAATTTGCCAGTAGTGTTATCTCTATGAGCTCCATAGTTCTCAAGATATTGTGTTGTAATGTAAAAAGTCATAAGTTTCTCCTAAATTAATAATACAAATAAAAAACGATCAACGGACACCGTTCGGTGTGCGTTGCTAAATGTTCCACGTGTTCCACAATGTTCCACGTAAAATGGGCCTCGTGGAACACTGGGAAGGTGCGTGGTTACTGGATAAATGGGAAATGTTCCATGTGTTCCAGTAGTTTTTGGTTAATAAAATATCAATAACAACGAACAACGGTCGACGGTCAGTCTTACGCAAGTTCTGTTTTTGATGGAACATTGGAACATTCGTGCCAATACCATCTGTAAACATGCGTTGTTATAACGAAATCTGTGTTCCACATAAATGTTCCACAAGGTGATTAGACCGTGGAACATGTGGAACATATTTCTCACAGTGTGAACAACCGTTGAATGTTGTCCACACATGTGATGATAGTAGTCCGTCTATACATTCCAGACAGGCAGGTGAGTGCAATCTTGTAGATCTAACTCCATCTGTCTTGGGATAGACTGTGACTCTTCCTCGTCTAGCTCTAGTATTCTTCTGATGACATAGTCATGTTTTCTAGAAGACTTCTAGTAAGTGTTAGCCATGCTAATGCTACCTGGGTTATCTGATGCATCTTATTAGCCTCCATCTGCTGCTTAAGCCTTGGTCGCTACTGTCTTTTAATGTATACTCATATCTATATCCTATAATGTGTAACCTTTATTGATTACACTAACCTAAGACTTACATGAACTAACGCTTGCGTTCGTTCATGTCTACTGGTTACTGGTTACTGGTTACTGGTTTATTAAACCACGAGCGCCAGCGAGTGGAGTACGAAGCGACGACACGTCGGCGCTGAGTGCGCTGGCGTAGCGACGCCTCGGCGGAGCGGAGCTCTTCTGCCTGACGCGCGGTCAGGTAAAACTGAAACAAGGTTCCTGGCCAGTAAATTAGAAACAAGGTTCCAAAACACGGAATCGGGGGACGGTGCGCTGACCAGCGCGGAGGGGGGAGAATGAGTGTGTGATATGGTATAGTTTTTTTACTAAAAAATTTTCACAAAAAAATTATGGCGGATAAAGTATGTGATAGGTGTGAAAAAAGTCTACCTAAAAAAGACTTTGAGAATCACCGAAGAGTGTGTAGAGCTTGTGCTTTGTCACTTACTAATATTGCCAAAAGTTCAAGCCCATATAAATATTTAAAAAATTTATGGAATCAACTTAAGTATTCAAGAGAAAAGGAAGAGGGTATGTTATTTGAAATAACTCCAGAACAACTTAATGATTTATGGGACAAACAAGACGGCCGTTGTGCGTTGTCCGGGATCATCATGACGTGGCACAAGGGTGGAGAAAAACGAAATACTAATGTTTCAATTGACAGAATTGACCCCAACATCGAATACATGATAACTAACATTCAACTCGTTTGTTGGCGTGTTAACTTAATTAAGCATACAATGACAGAAGATGAATTATATTGGTGGTGTAAAAATATAGTTACACACAAGGAAAATTTTTAATATAATCTTTCAGCATGCGATTACTAGACGAAGATAGACCCACAGATATGACCGAACAAGATAGAACTGAGTTACAATCTCACCTGCCTTATGCCGGTTTACAACTTAACGAGCTTTCGGTTCAGGAAGAGCGGCTAGTTTTGTTTCATCTACGGGGAATGAGCAAAGCAGCCGCCGGACGTGCTGCGGGGTACAAGGACATGGACCGTGTTTATCAAGTATTCAAAACCCCCAAAATGCAAAAAGCTCTAACCTATCTACGTAATGAAATGCGCGAAGAGGTAAAGTTCGATAAGAACACAGCAACTGGCATGTACTTAGAAGCTCATTCAAAAGCAGCCAACTCGACGGAAGAAAAGAACGTCGTCGATTCGTTGTGCAAGCTCCACGGTCTACACATTCCTGAACAAGCGACCATGATTAATATAAATGTAGAGAAAGTAGAACAGTTAGAAAAATTAACTGATGCGCAACTTTTGAAACTTGCCGGTAACGATACGAACTACTTGGAGCCAGATGGAAGTAACGAAGACTGAATGTAAAAGATGTCGCGGGCTCTATCCGGAGAACTTAGTTCTTATTGACGAAATTTGCGTATATTGTCGAGCTGACGAAGTTGAAGCAATACCCGAGCCCCAAAAACTGACTGATCAGAAGTCAAAAAAAGCAGAACTTTCTGCTCAAGCAAAAGCAGAACAAGAATTAGCGAAAAGAGTCTTAGCACGTAAAAGATTACTCCCATTTGTTGAACGATTTAATACAGACTATCAAGCAGGTTGGGTACACAAAGATATTTGTCAACGACTAGAGAAATTTAGCGAACAGGTTGCGAATAAAGAATCACCAAGACTGATGCTTTTTATGCCGCCTCGACATGGTAAATCTACGTTAGCTAGTATTGCTTTCCCTGCCTGGCACTTGGGCCGGCATCCCGAGCATGAGTTTATAAGTTGTTCTTATTCAGGCTCTTTGGCTATGAACTTTTCACGAAAAGTACGTCAACTGCTTAGAGAACCAGTATACAAAAATGTGTTTGAAAAATCTAGACTAGATAAAGATTCTCAGTCAGTAGAATCATGGCAAACAACTCAAGGCGGCGGTTATGTTGCAGCGGGTGTTGGTGGTGGTATTACTGGTAAAGGTGCGCACGTAATGGTGATCGATGATCCAGTAAAAAACAGAGAAGATGCAGAATCTGATAATAACAGAGATGCGACCTGGGATTGGTATACATCCACAGCTTATACAAGGTTATCCCCAGGTGGAGGCATACTTGTAATTCTTACGCGTTGGCACGACGACGACCTGGCCGGTCGCTTGTTGACCCAAGCAGAAGAAGGCGCAGACGAATGGGAAGTCATTCGCTACCCAGCCATTGCAGAAGAAGACGAAAGTTTTAGAAAAACAGGTGAAAGTTTACACCCGGAGAGATATAATGTAGACGCTCTCGAGCAGATAAGGAAAGCCATCGGCCCGCGCGATTGGTCTGCTCTATACCAACAGAATCCAGTATCTGACGAAGGCGATTACTTTAACCGCGACATGATCGCATATTATGACTTCGATGAAATCGATACTTCAAAACTTCGTTACTACTGCGCGTGGGATCTTGCGATCGGACAGCGTGACCGGAACGATTACTCAGTTGGTATTGTTGTCGGTGTCGATGAATACGATAATTTATTTGTTGTTGACGTCGTTCGCGGTAAGTACGATGGCTTTGAATTAGTAGAACAAATTTTAGACTTGTACGAACTATGGCGTCCGGGTATAGTGGGAATAGAAAGAGGTCATATTGAGATGGCCCTGGGGCCGTTTCTAGAAAAAAGAACAAGAGAACGGGGCCTATCTGAAGCTTACTTTAAAGACTTAAAAGTTGGTAGGCGAGATAAGGAGTTACGTGCACGGGCAATCCAGGGTAGAATGCAACAAGGTATGGTATACTTTCCACAAGATGCTGTTTGGACTGGACCAATGGTTGCAGAACTATTACGTTTCCCAAATGGTACACATGACGACCAAGTGGATGCCTTGGCGTGGATCGGTTTAATGATGACAGAATTTGCTACATTTTATGAAAGACCTGAGCATGTTCCGTCGTGGAGAGATGGATTAAAACATTTAGTAAAAGATGGAAAACGTAAATCATCAATGAGCGCTTAATGGCAAGTTATAAAAAACCAAAAAAGAAACTCGGCGCAGGGGAAGAACAAACTCTTGCTAAAAGACAATGGGAAGCTTACAGCCGAGCTAGAGATCATGGGCATTTAGATTATGTAGAAATGGCGCAACAATGCGACGCATTTTACCGCGGCGAACAGTGGGACGAAGCTGACATATCCGCGCTCGACGATCAGGGTCGACCAGCATTAACAATCAACACTATTTTACCAACAGTCAACACAGTTCTTGGCGAACAAAGTACGCGAAGAGCAGATGTACAATTTAAACCTAGAGGAAATGGTAACCAAGAAACAGCAGATGTACTTTCTAGGCTGTACATGCAAATTGCAGACAACAACAAATTAGAATGGTTAGAAAGCCAAGCTTTTGCTGATGGGTTGATTCAAGATAGAGGATGGTTTGATGTTCGTATAGATTTTTCTGATCACATTAATGGTGAAGTAAGAGTAGAAACTAAAGACCCTTTAGATATTATTATTGACCCAGATGCCAAAGAATATGATCCAAGAACTTGGAATGAAATTTTTGAAACCAAGTGGATGAGCATAGAAGAGATTGAAGAAACCTACGGACAAGAAAAAGCAGACAAGTTAAGAATGATTGCTGAAGTTGGTACAACTCTTGGTGCAGATTCTATGGAGTATGAAGATGAAACTTATGGTGATACTGATAAAGAAAATTATCATGGGGCAGATTATCCGAACAATCCGGAAGACGCGAGAGCGTTAAGATCTATACGAGTTATAGAAAGACAGCATTATAAATTAAAAGATTGCATACTTTATGTTGACCCAGTAACAGGTGATCAAAGAAATGTTCCTTATGAATGGGGCAAAAAGAAAAGAGAAAAGTTTGCTGATGATTATGGCCTTTATATAGTAGAGAAAAAAATGCGAGCGGTTCGCTGGACAGTAACAGCAGACACAGTAGTGCTGCATGATGACTGGTCCCCTTATGATCACTTTACTTTAGTACCTTACTTTCCATATTGGAGAAGAGGTAAACCTTTTGGAATGGTTAGGAATTTAATTTCACCACAAGAACAGTTAAATAAAATTTCATCTCAAGAACTACACATAGTTAACACAACTGCTAATAGCGGTTGGATTGTAGAGTCTGGTTCTTTAACAGGAATGAATGCAGATGATTTAGAAGAACACGGTGCGGAAACTGGTTTAGTACTCGAGTTTAATCGCGGTAGTACTCCCCCTGGTAAGATACCGCCAAATCAGATTCCCACCGGTCTAGATAGAATTGCACAAAAAGCTGCTGCTAATATAAAACAAATTAGTGGCATAAGTGATTCTATGTTGGGGACAGATGGGGCTGAGGTTTCTGGAGTTGCTATACAAGCAAAACAAAATCGTGGCGTTTTAATGATTCAAGTTCCTTTGGATAATTTGAAAAAAACAAGACAATACTTAGCAGAAAAAGTATTGAACCTTGTACAAAGGTATTACACCGAAGAGCGGGTTATCCAAATTACCGATGAAACAGATCCATTTAAACCAAGAGAGCCAATGGCAGTAAATCAAGTTACTCCTGAAGGTCAAATCATAAATGATTTAACTTTGGGTGAGTATGACGTTATTATTGCAACTGCTCCTGCTAGAGATAATTTTGATGAAGTACAATTTGCAGAAGCAGTAGAACTTAGAAAAGCTGGCGTACCAATACCAGATGATTTAATTGTTGAGTACTCACATCTTGCACGTAAAGCAAATATTGCACAGCGTATTAGACAAATGCAAGGTACTGAACCACCAACTCCAGAACAAGCACAACTTGCACAGTTTGAAATGGAATCTAGAATTAGAAGCACGCAACTTGAAATTGCTAAACTTGAAGCAGAAGTCAAAAACCTTGAATCTACTGCTCAACTTAATATGGCAAAAGCACAAGGTGAAGCTTCTGATCCACAACTTAAAGTTGCGGAACTACAAAGCAAAATTCAGTTGAAGCAAGAAGAGCTTGAACTACGAGAAAGATTAGCAGGAATGACTAATGAAGTCCGAAGAAGGACAATCAGAAACCCAGGCAGCAGCCAAGTTGGCAACTGCCGCCATGAAACCTACAGGAGGTAATAGAAATGGCTAAAAGTAAAAAACAAGATAATGCAGAAGCACCAGAAGAATTGGTATTAGATGGTATGCCGGGGGCAGATGCAGTTTCAGAAGAAGAGGCAAAACCTTTTGAAGTAGATTTAAACTTTGAAGAAGATGCTCCAGAGGAGGAAGCAGAAAATGAAGAAGTCGAACAAGAAGTTGACGCCGCTCCAGAAGAAGAAGCTGTTGCGGAAGAACCAGAACCAGAAGTTGCGGAAGAAGAAACAGCTGAACCAGAAGCACTTAGCGAAGAAGGAGTGGATGAAGACAGCGAGCCAGCTCCACAACCAGATATTCCAGCAGTTGAAGGAAGCGAGCAAAGCCTTGACGGACAAGATAAAGTAAAAGCACCTATGGTGCCTAAGTCTAGACTTGATGAAGTCTTGGCTAAAAACAAAGCTATGCAAAAAAAGCTACAAGAAGCTACAGAAGCAGAGCAAAAAGCTTTAGAAAATGCGCCGGAATACGATTTTAATGCAAAAGAAGTTGAATATCAGGATTTAGTGCTTAATGGAGAGACTGAAAAGGCTGTAGATCTTAGAAATGAGATAAGAAATGCTGAAAAAGAGCAATTTATGTTTGAAGTTCAAGCAAAAATGGGTCAAACAGTGCAACAAAGCCAAGAAATGACTGAATTACAGGCTAAAGCAGCTGAAATTGAAGCAACTTTTCCTGTTTTAAACGAAAATAGCGCTGATTTTGATGCAGATTTACAAGCTGAAGTTATAGATCTTAGAGATGCGTTTACTGTACAGGGTTATTCTGCAGCCGATGCGTTAGCAAAAGCTACAAATTACACTTTAGCAGCAAAAAGGCCAGAATTATTACAACCTGCAGATGCGGCGCCGGTAGCAAAAGTTGATCCGGAGCTTCAAGCTAAGAAAAAAACAGCAACAGTTAATAAAAAACTTCAAGCCGCTGAATCTCAACCGCCTGCAATGAAAGGTGAGGGGTCAAATTCAAAAGGTGAGAAGAAAATAGATTTATCATTGTTATCAAGTGAGGAGTTTGATGCTCTTCCAGCCGAGACATTGCGCAGAATGCGTGGTGACTTTGGTTAAGGCTTAGTATAAGATATAAGAATTCGGTACTAATACGATAATTAGTGTGGTCGTTCCACTGAAAAACGTTTTCGCCTATCACGGCGTAAAACTGATCGAGGTCATGTTCGTAAAATTATGAAAGCGTCTCCCCAACGAAAAAGGGTATACGGGTAAATAGCCGCTCCAATAAGTTGGCTAGGTATTATTTTTTTTGGAGGATAGCCCAATGGCTAACACAAACTTTAGCGCGTTGACCAGCGAACAATTAACGATCTGGTCTCGTGATTTTTGGCGTGTCGCTAGGAATATGTCTTTCATTAACCAATTCGCAGGTAGCGGATCTAATGCTATGGTTCAGAGAATATCTGAACTTACTCAATCAGAAAAAGGAGCTAGAGCTGTATTAACACTTTTAGCTGACATGACTGGTGACGGTATCATTGGAGACAACACTTTAGAAGGTAATGAAGAGACTTTAAGAGCCTACGACATTGTTGTACAACTCGATCAATTGAGATTTGCTAACAGACTTTCTGGTAGATTAGCTGATCAAAAATCAGTTGTTAATTTCCGTGAGAACTCACGTGATGCACTTGCTTATGCAATGGCAGATCGTATTGACCAATTAGCGTTCTTAACGCTTTCTGGTATTTCTTACACACTCAAAAACAGTGGTGCTTTGAGACCTGTTCTGACTTCAGGACAAAATCTTGGCGACATGGTTTTTGGTTCAGATGTAACAGCTCCAACTTCTAACAGACATAGAAGATGGGATGCTACTAGTAAACTTGTTGCTGGTGACGTAACTGCTACTGTTGCAGCTGACACCATTACTTATGAGTGTATTGTTGCTCTTAAAGCTTATGCTAAAGACAACTACATTCGTGGAGTAAGAGGCGCAGGTGGAGATGAGGTATATCATTTATTTGTATCACCTCAAGTAATGGCTGACCTTAAACTTGATTCAGATTTCTTGGCTAACGTCAGAAATGCTGGAATAAGAGGACCACAATCGAGCTTGTTCTCTGGTTCTTCAAGTCTAATGGTTGACGGTGTTATGGTCCATGAGTTCAGACATGTATTTAATACAGAGAATGCACTTACTGGAACATCTTCAAACGCCGGTTCTGCTGGATACAAGTGGGGAGCTGATGCTGACATCAACGGTTCTGCTTGTTTATTCTGTGGAGCTCAAGCTCTTGCTATGGCAGATATTGGTCTACCACAAATAGTTGAAGATACTTTCGACTATGGTAACCAAAATGGTATCTCCATTGGTAAAATCTTCGGTCTTAAGAAGCCTAAGTTTAACAGCGACTACAATAGTGGCGTTGAAGACTTTGGTGTCATTAGATTGGATGTTGCATACTAAGTATGTTTTTGTGGGTGGTTCATTTTGAGCCACCCCCTTTTTAAGGAGTAAATTATGATAGTAATATCAGATATTGACAGGTATATTTCGACCACCTGGGGCGCATCAATCAGACTGGAAGCTGGCGTACCAAAAGAAGTTGGACAAGACATAGGCCTATTGTGCTTGCAAGAGGGGTGTACAGAACACAAACCCCATTCAATTAAAGATAAAAAGCCAAGCGAACCTATTAGAGCTAGAGATGAAAAAGGACATTATATTCCTGACGATCCCTCTACACCTGATATAAACGAAGCCTATGTAGATGGTAAAGCACCCGCTAAGAAAAAGCCGGCTGCTAAAAAAACTGTAAAGAAAACCGCTAAGAAATAATGGGCACACTAACGGGCGCTAACTTAATATCCAGAATACAGGACAGCCTGCAGGATACAACTGGCGTTCGATGGACTGAAGCTGAATTGCTTAGGTACATAAATGATGCACAAAGAGAAGTAGTTAACTTTAAACCTCAAGCTTCAGCTGATCATTCAAACGTACAATTAGCTACTGGTACAGAGCAATCTATACCAGATGTAGCTTTGTCTTTAATAAAAGTAGTACGCAACATGAGTGCTACTGGTGGCAGTGCAACAGGTAAAAAATCAATTAGGCTAGTAGATGAAGACATTTTAAATTCTATAGAACCTGATTGGCATGATCCTACTGTTACAGGAGATGCAGCTCATGGTTCTGTAATTAAACATTATATTTTTGATCCAGATGACCCAAGAAGGTTTTATGTGTATCCGGGTGTAAAATCCGGATCAAACGCTTACGTAGAATTAATAACTTCTAGAAGCCCTACTGATTTAAGTGCTACAAGTAGTACTATTTATATTGATGATATTTATGGTAATGCCCTTGTAGATTATGTTTTGTTTAGATGTTATATGAAAGACTCTGAGTTTGCAGGTAATGCACAAAGAGCTAGCCAACACTATCAACTATTTTTAAATAGTGTATCTAGTGGCATTTCATCTAAAAATTTAATTAACCCAAACTTTGATAGGAATGGACAGAACATTGCTCCACCCCCTGTTCAAGGGTTAGGAGTATAAAATGGCATCCTTTAGTTCTTTAGTAAAAGACATACTACCCTATGTTCCTAATTGTCCTGACTCTTTAGTAGAATCTACTTTAAGGTCAGCTTGTATAGAGTTTGCTGAAAGGTCAAAAGCTTATGTATATGACTTAGACCCTATTACAACAATTAGTGGTGTATATGAATACGAGTTTGATCAACCAAGTGGAACCGACGTCCATCAAATTTTGTGGATGACTTATGATGGTGATGATTTAGATCCTATAAGTCCTAGAAGTTTAGAGTTAAATTATCCAGATTGGCGAGATAAAACATCTTTGCCACAAGTGTATTTGCAAAAAAACCCAAGTACTTTTTGGGTTATTCCAGTACCTAATAGCTCTGTCACTAATGGTTTACTTTTAAGCGTGGCTTTAAAGCCAAGCAGAACTACTAGCAACATTGATACAACTTTTTCTAACAGTTACAGAGATGGAATTGTTTATGGGACTTTGTATAGATTACTTAGAATACCTGCAAAAGATTGGACCGATCCACAAGCAGCAGCAGATTATTTAAGTTTATTCAATCAAGAAGTAGTACAAGCTGAGTTAAAAGCTAGGGGCGGAGACTTAGGTGTACGTAGAGTTGTAAAATATAAAGGAGCAGGAATGTCTCCTCGTAAACGATATAAGAGATATGGTTCAGAGATTGACTATTAATGGAGTCTCTGTTGAAGAAATACCTGTAGATGAGATCCGATATGCGTATGAAACAATCGAATCTGATCTACATGTTATAAGGAAGAAAAGTTATTCTGACTGGATTCCAGCAGATATATACTTAGCATTACGAAACAGTAATGCAACTTTGTATATGTTTTATAAAGAAGACATATATATTGGATTTATAATTTGCTCCATGATAGCAGACCCTGGCGGCGAGCCAACACTTTTTGTCTGGGCAACCTACCAAAAACCAGAGTATAATTATAATAAAGTAGGGTTTACCTTTTTAGATAAACTCGCTTTAGAAAAAAATGTGAAAGTAATTGAGTTTCACACAAGTCGTCCAGGATGGGCAAAGACTGCAACTGCTAATGGATTTAAGTTAACAAGTTATGTTTATAAAAAAGAAGTATGAGTAGTAAACCAAAAGCATCAGAGTACAAAGCAAGCGAAGCAGAAAAAACACAAGCTTCTGTAGCGCAGGCAGAAAAAAATTACTTTAATGAAAATTATGCACCTTTGCTTAGAGAGATGCGCGACCAATCTATGCAAGAAGATTTAGGTGGTGTAGCGCGGGGCGTTGCAGGTGCAGATACTATGCAATCATTAACCGGCAAGCCGACTTTATCTGGCGCAAGATCAGTAGATGAATCTGCTGACTTAGCATCAGCAGCAGTAGGACAAATGGCCGCTGCAAGTGCGCAAGGTTTAGCGGCTTCTAGAAAACAACAAACTGGGGTTTTAGGTACAGCACGGGGCCAGGCAGGCGAAGCTATGTCTGGATTGGCACAAGCATCAAGAATACAGAACACAAAAGATTTACAAGCTGCGAAAGCTAAACAAATGGTTAGACAAGCTAAATTTAATGCTGCTGAACAAATTGGAGGTGCATTAATAGCACAGGGTCGAGATAACTTAAGTAGTTATAGTGGAGTAAGTGACCAAGCTGATACAGGTGGGTTTTTTAGTAAACTTTTTAGACCTAACGCGGGAAGGTTTGATACTACAGGAAAGGGGGATGGTGACTAATGGCTTTACAAGACTATCAAAGTAATATGGCCCAAACTAGAAGTTATTCAACTTCTACTTTGCCAAGCGTAGATGACCCAGAAAAAACCTTCGCTAATATAACAAGACAAGATTATGAAAGCTATCTTCAAGATTTTAGTGGTTTTGAAAAACAATTAATTGAAGCTAGAAACGATACTTCTTTAGTAGATAGAGCACCAGAAGACGCAGCTAAACAAGCAGAAATTGCTAGGGGTGTACAAGAAAGAAATATATCTCGTTATGGTGGTGCTGGATTAAGTATTGCTCAAAGACAAGAACAACAAAGAGCTTTACAAAGGCAAGGGCAAATTGGTTTAGCTGGGGGCTTAAACACTGCGCGTATTGCACAAAAAGATATTAATCAGCGTACACTAGCAGACTTAATTAATATAGGACAGGGCGTAAATAGGTCTTCAATCGAGGGGTTAGGCACTGCTTCTGCAAACGCTGCATCAAAAGCCGCAGCATATAAAAATGCAAAAGCACAACATACTTCCAATATGGTTGGAATGGGTAGTTCATTAGCAAGTGCAGCTATTTTAGCGTTTGCAATTTAGGTATAGATTATGGCAAGTAAATTTGGTGATTTTTTAGCAGCTTACACAAACCAAATTGGTGCGAGAAACACAGCTGATTACAATAGAGCAAAAGCTGATCAAGCTCGTATGGATGTTAATAAAAATAAAATTTCTGACACCATAAGTGAACTGCATAACAACGAAAAAATATTTGACTCTTCTGGACGATTAAATAAAACAACCGGTTTAGCTGCTATGCATGACCCAAACATATCTGAGCAGTATGTTAATTTTATGAATACGGCATCTGTTGCAAATCAATTTAGAAATAAATTTGGTGTAAAAGAAAAAGGAACTTTATTAAGACCAACAAAAGTTGGAGAGGATCAATACACTTTTAATGTTCAAAAACGAAATGGAAAAATAGTGCCCCTTACACAACGCCGAAGCGCTGATGCAGACGATGCGCCTTTAGTATTTAGCAAAGCAGATTTAGTTTCTTTTTATGAAGCCCAATCTGAAAACTTATTGCAAAAGGGTGGTCCTTACTGGAAGGTCAATAGCAAAAACCATGGGAAATTTTCAAGACGAACAGTTTAACCAAGCTTACGAGCTAGGTGGAAAGGCATTATCTGACGAAAATTTAGAGCCTGAAGAACAAATTGATGCTTTTGGAGAAATTGCATCTATCATTGATCAAAACCGAAGCGATGGTGAAAAAGAGGCTATTGCTAATATGGATGATGGTTTAGAGATAGAAGGTCCAAATGCAGCTTTAGCCAGCGGAACAGTAACAGAAAAAGACTTACCTGGCACTCGTCAGTTAGCTAAAGAAGAACAGTTTGGTTCTATGGACACCAAAGACTACACAAAAGGAGACTACGGCGATCCTGAAATAACAAAAGCAGCAGAAATGGCGGTAAAACAACAAGCCGACCCAAGTATATTATTAAGTAAAAACGAAATAGCTACGTTAGCGAAAGCTATGCCACAGGGCAAAAGAGCTGCTTTTATTAAAAACTTTACTTCTAATCAAGCTAGCTTAGAGGCTAATCAAAAACAAATTCTTGACTTAGAAGCAAAAGATAGCCTTTCTCCTTCAGAAGAAAAAGAATTAGCAAGGCTAAAAACAAGGCAAGAAAAATACATCTTACCTTTTCATAAAAAACAATTGGATAAAGTTATTCCTGAGTTAGAAAAAACTGAAACAACAAACAAAAGAAAAAAAGAACAAGTTAAAAACGCAATTGATGCAAAAAAACGTCAGTTAAATAACTCTAAACTTTCCCCTGAAAGAAAAGAAGAAGTACAAAAAGAGTTAGATACTTTACAACAAGAACTTGGAGTCGGGCCAACAGAATCTGAGTTAGCTATAGCTAACTTGCCAGATCTTCCTGATACTAACAATATGGATGATGCAAGGTCTTGGTTTACAAATAACCAAGAGACTTTAAAAAATCTTCCACAAGAAGATTACAACAAAATTCAAACTCTTCTACAGGAAAAAAATATTAATTCCGCAGATGATATGGCTAAAGCCGTTAGAGAAGGAGCACTACAACGTAAAGATGCTTTAAAAGCAGCCGCTTTGATTGCCTTTACTGTGAATGCTGGTGCTACTGGAGACCAAGCTGCAATTGGTAGACAACAAAGCATGTTTGGGACTTTAGCAAATACGTTCTTACAAGGTGATCCAAGTGTTGATAGTAACATGGCTGCAAACACGCAAAGTTTAATAGCCTCTAGGCAGCAATCTGCAGCCTTAGCGCAAAGTAAGTTTTTACAGACCGGTATGCAAAAATATGCAGATGCGGCTAAAGAAGCAACTGACTTATTAATAAACGATAAAGGGGAGTTTTTAGATCTACGAGATGAAGATGCTCCAGGTGTTGCACAAGCTAAAAAAGCCATGAGGAATTTCTTTTTGGATATTAATACTAACAAAGCCTTTGGTACGGCGAACTCAGCTAATCCGGCGGTGTCACATATGATGGGCGAAATTCTTTTATCTTTAGGTTCACAGGGTTCAGTCGGCTTTATGGACTGGTTTGGAGACTTTCCTGCTGGAGATACTGTTATACCTGCAGCAGGTGAGGTAATGAACAGAATCCGTAGAAGAACAAACAGTAAGGGTGATGTTGAATTAGTTTTTGTAAATGCAAGTGAGCCTGGAGCGGAAACAGAGTTTAGTGTGCTTCCTGATGAATTTGTAGAACTTGTAGGAACACCTAGCTACAATTTTACCCTTACACAAGTTCCAGATCTTGTAAAAAACAAACCTGTAAAGAAGTAACAGGAAGCTAACATGTCCCAGCAAAAAGGATATGTTAACAATAACTGGTTAAATGTTAGGTATAACCCTAACAACAACTGGCTTGGCCAAACTGGTGATGACGGTGAAAATTATGCGCAGTTTGAAACACCTGAATATGGTTTAAGAGCCGCTGACATAGTACTAAAAAATTATGGACAGCGACATGGGATAAAAACCATTGAAAGCGCAATTAACCGGTTTGCACCTCCTAGTGATAATAACCCTACAGATAATTATATAAACTTTGTTGCTCAAAAAACTGGATTTGCTAGGGATGCACAAATAGATCTACAAGACCCTGGAGTTAGGGAAAGTCTGCTTGCAGCAATGATTCAGTTTGAAACTCCAGATGCTTATAAAGACTACTCTTCAAATTTACTTCAACAGTCTAGAATTTTAAAACCTGGTTCAGGTTCTCCTACAGCTAAAGTTGCGGGTACTACAGATGACCCTGACTCTGCAATTAAATTATTTACACAATCAAAACCTAAATACGAACCTTCTCCAAACTTTTTAAATCATTTTGCTGCTGAGCAAGAGTCTAGAGGGGGAGGAACCCAAGCATCATTTTATAGAGAGCAAGATGCTGCTGCAGCTGGAAAAGGCCCGGAAAGATTTGCAGATGAAGACCCAATTAGTATTTTTAATAGGGGTATGCGAGCTGGCGGACACAACTTAACCGCTAACATTAATTATTTTAGGGGTATTGCTAACAGTTTAGTTGGTAATGAGTCTGGTGTAGAAGATGCTGTTTATGATGCAACTGCATCACAACAAGCAGCCGGAGATATACTTGCGCCAGTAGAAAACTTTGAAGAGTTTTTAGATGCCCCTACTTTTGGTGGTTTTGTAAATCAAGCATTTAGTGCGACAGGACAGTTTGTTCCTTCTGCTGCTGCTTCTATTACAGCCGCTTTAACAGGAGCGGGCGTTGCCGCAGTGTTTGGCGCTGCTGGAACTACTGCAGGTATAGCCACGTATGCAGGATCTGCAATAGCTGGACCTTCTTTGCTTGCAAAAACAGCAACCAATAAAATTATTAGAGATGTAGCTAAAAAGAAGTTTGCAAATATGCAAGCACAAAGAGAAGGTAAAAAAAGATTGCCCTATCGGATTTCTACTGATGAAGAAAACCTATTAAATGGTTTGTATTCGACTATGAAAAGGGGAATGGTAACCGGGGCTATTGCACAAGAATACCCACAAGGTGCGGGTATAGCCTTTGGTAATTTTGCTGAACAAGGAATGACTGATGCAGATCAAGCAATTCAATCCTTAGCTATTGGTGTTCCTTTTGCTGCAATTGGTGTAGGTGGAGAAGCTCTTGTTGCTAGGTCTATGTTTAATATTGCTAAAGCAAAAAATGGACCTTTACATAGAAGTTTTATTAATGAAGTGTTTGGTAAAGGTGGATTAAAAACAGGATTAGTTGAGGGTGGAACAGAATCTTTACAAGAAGAACTATCTATCCAACAAAAATTTTCTATAGATGATGAGTATACTCAAGCACAAGCTAAAATGGATAGGCTTCAGGCTGCGTTTGCTGGGTTTGTAGGTGGGTTTGGTATAGGTAGCGCTGGTGGTGCAGTTAGTGGTACAGTCGGGCGAATCGCAGACGGTAGTTCAAACACCATTAATAAAGCTAGAGAACTTTTACAACGACAATATGAGAACCAAACCGAACAAGACCTTGATGCAGATGAGATAGGAGGAACTCCAGATGGAGTTGCAGTAGAACCTGGAGCTTGGATTATAGCGCAATTAGACGCAATGCTAGACCCCACAACGGGTAAAGACTCTATGTGGATTGATGTTAATTCTACAGAACAAGCCGCTACCGTTGCGTCAGAAATAGACAAAAGAGGACTTGAAGGAAAAAATGTTATAGGTATAGACACTGGAAAAGGGGTTTTTTTAACAACTAATAATAGAAAAGCCGCTTTAATGAAAAGGCTTATAAACAATGGGCAACTTAACGAAAGCTCTTTAGATTCCTTTTTAGCAAACCAATTAGGGTATGTACATAATAGAAAACCAGAAGATGATCTTGTGGTTGAAGTTAGAGATGCAAATAACAATGTGGTTTGGTATCAATCTACCAATCAAAATGATTTAGATGCTGTATATACACAGGCTAATAATCTTTTTAAAGACAATACTAAATATAAAGTTTCTCATCAAGGAGCAAAAGAACATTTAGCACAAAGAAATGCGTTGGCTACTACTGTTGTAGCCCCTAACTTTGACCTTTTAACTAGAAATTTAGAAATAGAAGATGCTCAATATCAACAGCTTTTTGATAGATATGAAACACTTGTAGAAAAAGCTAGAAGAGCGGGTGGGGTAAATAATTTAAGCGCTGAAGACCAACAAACCCTTAGACAGGACTATCTTGCACTACAACCCAATTCAGTTGAAACACAGACTGATACACCTGATGGCCAGTTACAAGAACAGTTGCGAGCTGTGGCGCCAGAAGAAGATACTGTCGCAGAAGAATTAGAACGTGAAGCAGCTATTCCTGGTTCTGAGTTTGGTGTATTTGAACCCACAGTAGTAGAGCAAGGCGAAGGTTCTGAAGCCACTCCTATTTTAGCTAGGGGTAAAAAACCCTGGGCAGAAGGCAGGGGTATAAATGAAGAACAAATAAAAGAGGCTAAGGCCTTAACACCGGCTGAATACATACGAGATTTTGATGAACGAGTGGCCGATGGTAGGTACTCTGATGCTTTATTGAAAGCCTATATAAAAAACATAGAAGAGAACCCTGGGTTTCTTTTTAGAATTGATGAAACCGAAGGTGGGTTTAATATTAAAAAAATAAGAGTTCCTATGGGGTCTCTTAATATGGAATTAGAAACACAGCGTTGGGTTAGAGCCGCTAAGAAAAATGAAAACTACAACACTAGAAGGGGTGGTAAAGATGCTAGTGGCTGGACAATTTCTTCCAGTAAAGAAGGAGCAGCTCCTCAACCTATCGATATGGCGACTCTTACTAACTTTGGTAGGACTCATGCAAACAGAGAAGGGTTATTAGGAACCACTGCGCAAGGTGGGCTAGAAAGCGCAAACATAGGATTTAATGTAGCAGTAACTGAACTTTTAGACCAAGGTTATGAACTATTTTATGAAGGTACTCCGATTGCAGAACTAACTAGAGCACAACAAGAAAAAGCTCCTGTTTATACTGAAAAAGGAAACCCGGAACCCCGCACTATGTTTGAGTTATCTCAACAACGCGGTGAGTTTAATCAAGATGTGCAGCAACTACGAGAAGATTTAAATGAAACTCTACAAAAAATAGAAAATACATTTGGCCCTTTAGGCTTACCTACGGGTCTTGACTCAAGTGTTTATGAAGAAGCTAGACAAGAACGCCAACAGCTTAGGGAAAATCTAATAGAACAATCTAAAAAACAAAGAGAACAATTAAATGAGGCCACTAAACGATTAGGAAGAGACTATGTAGCAACTGATCCAGATTTTATTGCTGACTATGATGCATTACAACAAACTTCTACTTTAGAAACGCAAAGCGTACTTGCCTCTGCTGATGAGTCAGGAAGAAAACCAACCGGTGAATTAGCTAATTTTGCTTTTACTGAAATGGCTCAAAACTCTGATATAGCATCAGAAAGAATAGATATAGAATTTGAAAACAGGGACAAACGATTTAGTTACTTACAAATGCCTATTGGTAAGAACAGAGAGAAGACGGGGGCAAAACCTTTAGTTTCTTCTGTTCTTTCTGATAGATTGGATGATCCAACTTTTATTTCTGACTTAATTAATATTGTTAACTCATCTTTTAAACTAAATCAAACTAGGACTATTCAAGTATTTGAAGCTAATGAAAATCTTGATACAGGAGTTGCTTCTGCAAATGAAAGAGTTAAAAATCAACAGGCCTATTTAAAACGAAACCCTAGGGTTTTAGCTAGAGTTATATCTTTTGGCGATGTTGATATTATTCTTGTAAACCTAAAAGAAGGAGCATCTGAAGCAGAACAAGGCACTGCTATGATCGCGCTGGCTCATGAACTTGGGCATTCGGTCTTTAGGCAAGAGTTAAGAAATTCTTTAAATAACCCAAAACTTTATAACTCTCTTTACGATGCTTTTTTAAAAGCCCAAAAAGAAGTTGGAAGTGAGCAGTATCAAGATACACATTTTGGTTTTGAAGAATGGTATGCAGACCAAGTAGGTGCTTTTTTATTAAACGAAACTAAACAAGCCACTAATGGCGTAGAAGCCTTTTTTAAACGAATTGCTAATAAATTAAGAGCTGCGTTTAAAAAACTTGGGCCTATATTCTTTAAACGTTTTCAACGTAACCCTGAGTTTACTGATTACGCAACCGGTGTAGTTAAATCTTATAGAGAAGGCGCAAAAGACCCAATACGAAATGGTATGGGTATGGAAGCTAAAATATATGTGCGCAATATAATAGATGAAGTATTACCTAATAATTTAGATAAAGTTGCAGATCCTAAAGCTGTAAGAAAATTAAACAGGGCAGCAGAAAAAATATTATCTTCTGACGACGAAATGCCAAATTGGGTTAAAAAGCTTTTACACATAGTAAAACCAGCAGATAATGTTTTGCGTAGTTTAGGTAAAAAATTAGGCACAGGCAGACTGCTTGCTGAATTTTTTTACGCTCAATCACAATCAAGCCAAGCAAATGGCTTTTTACAAACTAAACAACAAAAAATATATGAGCTTATTAACGAGTTTACCGGTATATTAGGTGCGCAAACACTTTCTAATATCCCACAAGAAGGAATGGATGCTTTATTAGAGGCAGAAGATAATACTAAATCTAATGACCAATTAAGCCCTAAAGCTAGAGAAGTCAGAGAGTGGTTTGAGAAAATATATAAAGACTTAGAATTAAAAAAATGGACTAACACTAATTTTCAAAAAAACTTCTACACTAGGGTTCTTAGTGACGATCTAGCTAACAGCGCTGAATTACAAGATGGTCTTGTTCAGTTACTCGTAAAAAACAACCCAGGTTTAAAAGAAGCTTCTGCTAGAGCGATAGTAACAGACCTTTCTAGAAATCTAGATATGAACATCGATATATCCACAAACGCAGTAGAACGTTTTTCTATTGGGTTATCTAAAGAAAGAGCAAAGTACTTTCAAAATATACCTACTAAAGAACTTAGAAATTTAAAAGACTCAAATGGGGTTAGCGCGTTAGAAGAACCTCACATAGCTGTTCGTAAGTACTTAAACAACATTGTTAAAAAAGTAGAAATGAACAAACGGGGAGGTGCTGCTTATTTAGAGTCTTTAGTTAATAAGTTGCCAGAAAACGAACGACAAACAGCTGCTGATGCTATTCAAGCTATTTTAGGTAAAGTAAACCCCGAAATGAGCAACACCTTTAAAAACCTAAATAGTGTAGGTTTATTCTTAAACATTATTAGTATGTTAGCTTTTACTGTATTTGCATCCTTTCCAGATTTTGCTGGTTCTATTATTAGATCTAAAGATTTCCGAGGTTTAAAAAACATGGGAAGGGAGCTTGCAAACTATTTTCAAAACCCAGAAGAAGCCCTTGCTTTTGCAATGGAGATAGGAGTAACAACCTCTGAAGCAATTAACACCATGTATGTAAACGCGGGAGAGTTAGACTTCATGGTAGACTGGAGTAAAAAAGGCTCTGAAAAATTCTTTAAGTACACAGGGACAGAATGGTTTACTAGATTTACTAGGGTTTTATCTGCTGGTATGGGGAGAAGGTTTTTAGTTGACCATGGTAATAAAGCTTTGCGTGGAGACAAGCGTTCTATAAGGTTTTTAAGAGAGTTAGATTTAACACCCCAAGACGTAAAAACTTGGCAAGACGGTGGTCAAGCGCTAAAAGGTAAGAATGGAGAAAAAATAAAACAAGCTTTATATAGGTTTGTTGATGAATCAGTTGTAAGACCTAATTCTGCAGAAAGACCTATTTGGGCTTCTGATCCTAGGTTTGCTTTAGTATGGCAGTTAAAGTCTTTCTTCTATGCTTATGGTAAAAACGTAGTGGGTGGTTTTTTAAGAGAATCTCAAAACAGATACAACGAAACAGGTAGCTTAACAGCCGGTTCAGTACCATTACTTTTAGCCGCAACTACAATGTTACCACTAACGATGTTAGGTTTTGACTTGCGAGAACGGTTTAAAGGTACTTTAGCTTGGGCTTTACCAGGAATTGATTCTACACAAAAAAATTACAGAAAATCTTTAGATATGGATTGGGGCGAGTATTCTATGGAAATACTAGACCGAAGTGGGGTTTTGGGGGCTTTTGCATTAGGGTTACCTTTAATACAAGGTGGCAAGTATGGAGATCCCTTCTGGGTTGAACCCATGGGCCCAAGTGTAGAAAGGGTTATGGACTTTACATCTGGTGATTTGGACTTAAGTGACATGTTCCCTATTTATGGACAATTAGGCGGGCTAGATTAAAAACGAAACATGCGTGTATAATAAGAGGTAATTTATGGCATATTCAGACACAATTAAATTAGTAGTAGGAGACACTCTTCCTGAACTAACTTTTACCCTAAAAGACAGCAACACTGCTGCGTCTGGGGCTACGTTAAATGTAGAAGACGAAACTACTTGGGCACCAATCAACTTAACTGGTGCAACTGTAAAACTACGCATTCGTGAGGTAGGGTCAACAACGGTTCTTTCTACAATAACTGCTACTATAACAAGCGCTTCTAATGGCACTTGTGCATTAACATTCCCTACAGGAACGTGGGCAACTGCAGGAACTTTTGAAGGCGAAATTGAACACACAACTTCTGGATCTGGTATTCAAACAGTACAAGATTTTATAAAATTTAAAGTGCGTGATGACTTCGATTAATGGCCATCAAGTTTACAGTTGATTATGTCAACCTAAAGGTTACTGTTGACACAGATTCGATTCAACCCGTTTCTGTTTTTCAAAATCTTAGATCTCTTGTTACGTTTACAAATTTACAAACGTCATTACAGTACGTAGATTTATCGGCTGTAAATGTATTATTAGATGCCGATAGTAAAAACCTTTACTTCCTTTCTGGGCACCCAAATGCTGAAAGTTTTGGTTTAACCGATGCACCAGCACTTACATTTACAACAACAAAGACAGAAACTGTTTCTATAGCAGAAGAACTAGCTTCAGCATTTGCTAGCAGTAAATCTGAAACGGTTAGTATTGCCGAATCTTTTAGCAGAGTAGTAGCTTTTGTTAGGGCATTTAGTGATACACCAACACTTTCTGATGCACCTGCAATTGCTTTTAGTACAGCATTTGATGATAGTAGTACGCTTTCTGATGCTCCTGCATTAAGTATAGAACCAACAAAAAGCGATACTTTATCCTTTAGCGATGTAGAAGTATTGAGTATAGACCCCGCTAAAAGTGATACCTTATCGGTCTCTGATGCACCTGCTTTAGATATTAGTTTACCGCACTCTGAAACAGCGACTATCTCTGAGTCTAATGTGTTGGGAGTAGGTAAAGCAATACCAGAAAGCGGTACAGTTACTTATACAGTAACCGTTGCTTCCGCTACAAACTCATATGGGTCAGGTAATAAATATCACATTGATGGTGTTAATAGCCCAGCACTAACGTTAGATGTAGGTAAAACATATAAGTTTGATTTATCGGATTCTAGTGTTAGCGGACATCCATTTAGATTTTCAGAAACAGCAAATGGATCACACGGTGGGGGCTCTGCATACACAACTAATGTGACTGTAAGTGGTACACCTGGGTCTTCTGGTGCTTATGTAGAGATACAAGTAACTGGATCTACACCAGCGTCTTTACATTATTATTGTACAAACCACAGTGGTATGGGCGGTGCGGTTAGCGTACAAGTTGCTGAATCCGTAGTTATGTCCGAATCCTTTAGTCGTGTAGCTACGTTTGTACGGGCTTTTTCAGATAGTTATGCATTAGATGATACTGCTAGTGCTTCTGATGATTTGCAAACAGACTTTGGTATAAACAAAGGTAATGTTGTAGGTGTTGGAGATAGTGCTCCTGTGCTTACATTTTCAACTAGTTTTGCAGATACCTCTACAATTACAGAGAGCCTTGCTCACTCATTTTCAACATCTTTTAGCGAGACTATAAGTTTAGCTGATGTATTTGTTTCTGGCGCTGGAAATCTTTTTTTAGAGAGTGCTTCTATCTCAGAAAGTTTAGCACATACTTTTGGTAAATCTTTATCAGATAGTGCTACAATAACAGAATCGATAAATGTGGTCTTGGTCTCTGGATCAAGTAGTGTACTTAACACTTCTGCATTTAACACTAGTGTATTAAATTAAAAGTGGAGAAATTATGATTAATGATGGTTTTAATCTAAAAGGTAAAGTAGAAGTTCGTCTAAATGATGAAGTTGTGCGTAACATTGATAACCTTGTGGTTACTGATGGTAAGGAGTTTGTGGCTTCAAGTATGATAAAAACAACTTCAAACAGTCCAGCAGCTATGACACACATGGGTATTGGTAGTGGTTCTACCGCAGCTGCAGCAGGTAATTCTGCTCTGGAAAGTCAATTAGGTAGAGTAGCCCTTACAAGTGGTACAGTTTCTGGTGCTGTTGTAACTTACGTAGCAACATTTCCTGCTGGTACTGGTACGGGTGCTGTGACTGAAGCTGGTATTTTAAATGCCTCTTCTTCTGGTGACTTGCTTTGTAGAACTGTTTTTTCAGTAGTTAATAAGGGTGCGTCTGACTCAATGACAATTACTTGGACTGTAACAGTTAGTTAATTTTAAAGGAGTTAGCTAATGGCTGTTAAGTTTACCAACAACGCAGCGACAACTCTTGCCGCAGGAATCAATAGCAGCGTCACGAGTATCGCTGTAACCGATGGTTCTGTTTTCCCTACCATAACAGGTAGTGATCACTTCTATGTAACCTTTGACGATACTACCAACAAGGAGATCGTAAAGGTAACAGCAAGAAGTGGTAACACACTGACCGTAGTTAGAGGCCATGATAATACAACTGCACGGGCGTTTAGTTCTGGAGATAAAGCAGAACTAAGAATCGTTGCGGCTTTATTAGATGATGTTAAGACTGATGTCTCTTCTACCTTAACTGTTGATACATTTACAGGTAATGGTAGTGCAACTGCATTTACGCTCAGTGTTGCACCAGCAAGTGAAGACAACTTAATTGTATTTATTGAGGGTGTTTACCAGAACCCTGGTGATTTTGCTCTATCAGGAACTACACTTACTTTAGATGTTGCACCTGCTAACAGTCGTAAAGTAATTGTTTACCATGTATCGCATTTAGTTTCAGGCAATAACCTAGCCCACAATCAATTTACTTGTAATGGCAGTACCACAGCTTTTACTCTAAGCCTTTCTCCAATACATGAAAACAATACACAGGTATTTTTAGATGGTGTTTACCAACAAAAAACAGACTATGCAGTAAGTGGTACAACTTTAACCATGGATACCGCACCAGCAAACGGTGCAATCTTAGAGGTCATGACCTTTACTCAAACAGAAGTAAATACTCTACCGGCATCTTTCGTGTCAGGCTTAACACAAGTTACAGCTGTAGGCGCGGATCACTTTATGATTTTTGATGCAACCGACAGTGCGTTAAAGAAATCTTTGGTATCAGATGTTTTAGAATCAGCCACATCAATTAGCACAAGTGCAGATGCTACAGCTATTACTATTGATTCAAGTGAAAATGTAACTTTTACAGGAACAATTACAGCAGTAGGAACTTCAGTATTTACTAACTTAGATATTTCAGGTGATGTAGATGTAGATGGTACAACCAATCTAGATGTAGTAGACATTGATGGTGCAGTAGATATGGCAACAACTCTTAATGTTGGGGGAACAGCTACATTCACAGGCTTGGTTGATGCTGCGATTATTGACGGCGCAAATTTCAAAGTTAATGGTGGTCAAGGTAGCGATGGACAGGTGCTTACTTCAACAGGAAGTGGAGTAGCTTGGGAAGATGCAGCAGGTGGTGGCGTAACATTTAAAACCTTTGGTATAGATTCCATTATGGTTGGTGATAATGCAACAGGGACTATTAGTAATGCTAACTACAACACAGGTCTAGGCATAGATATTTTTGCAGATTTAACTTCAGGAGATAACAATGTTGCTGTCGGTTTTTCCGCATTACCTGATTTAACATCAGGAAGTCATAATACAGGAATCGGTACTTACGCACTATTTAAAAATACGACAGGTGCTTCAAATGTAGCTTTGGGTGCAAACGCACTGTTTAATAATACAGGATCTTCTAATGTTGCGGTTGGTTACATTGCTTTAGAAACCAACACAACAGGTCTATACAATGTTGCAGTTGGTCAAAATGCCTTAGGTGGAAACACTACCGCTGCAAGCAATACAGGACTTGGTTACTCTGCAGGATATGGAAATACAACTGGTTATAATAATACATTTGTTGGTTCTTCAGCAGGGGGGTCTGGAGTTATACACGCCACAGGGTCTGATAATACATTTGTTGGAGCTGCTAGTGGTGGAACGGCTACTGATACAACAAATGGAAATGCTTTTGGGTCTAGTGTTAAAAGCGAAACAAATTATACTACTGTTGGCTTATCAAGCTCTGATATAAGGGCAGCACATGGAACGGCTACTTGGGCAACAGTCTCAGATAGAAGAGTTAAAAAAGACATTGCAGATTCTACAGTAGGTTTAGCATTTATTAATGACCTAAGACCTGTTACTTTTAATTATAGAAATAAAGGAGATATACCAAAAGAATTTCATGGATATAAAGAAGGTTCTACAGAGATTTATAAATACTCTACGACTAATCATGGTTTTATTGCACAAGAAGTTAAAGAAGTTATTGATAACCACACTGAAATTGCAGACGGCTTTAAAATGTGGGATGTAAGAGAAACAGGACAGCAAGAACTTGCAGAAAGTGCTTTAATACCAATGCTAGTAAAAGCATTACAAGAACTTTCAGCAGAAGTTGAAACACTTAAATCACAACTAGGAGAATAAAATGACAACAGTAACAGAAGTATTAACAGCAGCAATGGATAGCGTAACGCTTACCAACGACATCAATACGAATGGGAATAAATCAAAGTATGCTGGTGGTACAACTGATGCAGACGGTAACTCTGTAGCAGGTGACATGTCGCAAGCAGAGATAAACGAGATGGTACAAAGAAATGTAGATCACCTTAAAATAATACTTGAATATACAGACCCTAATGTTAAAGGCTCATCTAATAGTAAAAAAACAGACTGCACCACAGCCATAGCAACAGGAACCACATACATAACGGAAAATAGTTAATGGCAAACACTAAGATCACATCAAGAGTTATAGCGGACGATGCAGTAACCACTGCAGCGATTGCGGATGATGCCATCACCTCTGCTAAATTAGATACTAATATTGCCGTAGCAGGAACTTTATCTGTAGCAGGCACAGGAACATTCACTGGACTTGTTGATGCAGCGATTATTGATGGTGTTAACTTTAAAGTAAACGGTGGTCAAGGTTCAGACGGTCAACTTCTAACATCCACTGGTAGTGGAGTTGCTTGGGAAGATGCTCCTGCAGGTGGACCTACATTTAAAACATTTGGTACTTCATCCATTCATGGTTGGTGATGATGCTACAGGCACGATTGATGCAGCTAATTACAACACAGGTTTGGGGATAGATGTTTTTGCAGCTTTAACAAGTGCTGATAACAATGTTGCAGTAGGGTTTGCCGCAGGAACAGCATTAACCACAGGTAATAACAATACTTTTGTTGGAGCAAATGCAGGTGATGCAAATACTAGTGGTTCTTCTAATACTGGTATAGGAAAACATGCTTTAGGAGCAACTACTACAGGTACAAAAAATTCAGCGTTGGGTCACGGAGCTTTATTAGCAAACACCACAGCATCTAACAATGTAGCAATGGGTTGGAGTGCTTTAACAGCAAACACGACTGGTGCTGCTAATACTGCTGTAGGCACAAGTTCACTAGTATCAAACACAACAGGTATAAGTAATACAGCAGTAGGAAGTCAAGCCTTAGAAGCAAATACCACAGGAAGTTATAGTGTCGCTGTAGGTGAATTAGCCTTAAAAGCAAACACTACAGGTCAAAATGTTGCGATAGGACAAGCAGCAATGATTGCGAATACTACTGGAACAGGAAATGTTGCTATAGGTACTTATGACAATGCTCAACTACAACCTTTAAAAACAAATACAACAGGCAATCATAATGTTGCTATTGGATCTGGTTCAATGTCTGTAGCTACCACATCAAATGACAATACTGCGGTTGGCTACATGTCTTTACGCAACTTGACTACTGGGACCCCAAATGAAGCATTTGGTTATCGTGCAGGAATGAGTATAACAACAGGTTATTCAAATACAGTCTATGGCAGTTATGCTATGGACAATTCAACCGCTACAGGATATGGAAACACTGTGATTGGGCATGGCTCAGGGCGAGCAATGTCATCTTGTACTACAAATACTCTTGTTGGTTCAGCAGCAGGCGACTCACTTACAACAGGGAGTGGTAATGTATGTATTGGCTATGGAGCAGGACATGTTTTTACAACTGGTGGAGATAATATTTACATAGGCAGAGGGGCAGGTGGTGCAGAATACAATGCAGGTACAAACAGAATTGTTATTGGTCCAGACTTAAACGCAGACGGCAATAACAAAGTATTTATAGGTAAAAACGGAAGTGCTGTTAGTCTAAACTTTACAAGTAGCGGTTCATGGTCTCAATCTTCAGACGAGAGAAAAAAACAAAACATACAAAATGACACTTTAGGTTTAGACTTTATTAATGATTTAAGGACAGTAACCTACAAGTGGAAATCTTCCGCAGATTTTCCTACAGAGTGGATTGATTATAGTGAAGAAAACACGCAAGACACAGATGTTGTCATGCATGGAATGGTTGCACAAGAAGTAAAAACAGCTCTGGACAACGCAGGAGTATCAACCTTTGCAGGTTGGCATACACAAACTGACGGTATGCAAATGGTTTCAAGGGAGATGTTTATATTACCTTTAATAAGAGCATTACAAGAAGCAGACGATAAGATAGAAGCCTTAACAAAAAGAATAGAGACACTAGAGGGATAAATGGCAAACACAGTAATACCAAGTGAACTCCTAGCAGACAGCAGTGTAGCTACGGCTAAGATTGCGGATGATGCGGTCAACGCAGACAAGCTAGCATCTAATGCGGTAGTAACGGCTTCTATAGTTGATGATGCTGTTACCCAAGCCAAGATTGCTGATGATGCCGTTGGTGCTGCACAGATTGCTGCTAATGCTTTGGGTATAAATGATCTAAGCAATGCAACTGTTAATGCGTCTGACCCTGCTGTTGACACTAACCCATCAGGCGGTGTGGGTTCACTTTGGATTAATTCTACAAGTGGTGAAGTTTATGTATGTATCACAGCTACCACAGATGCTAATGATTGGTTTAATGTTGGTGGTGGAAGTGGAAATATATTTGCTCCATATACAATGTCATATCTTGTAGTTGCAGGCGGTGGTGCAGGTTGTGGTCAATATAGTTCAGTTATGGGTGGCGGTGGTGCAGGTGGTATGTTAACAGGTACGCACTCAACTGCTGCAGGAATACAATTTACAGCAACAATAGGAGCAGGTGGTGCAGGGGCATATTCTTTTCACAGCGTAGGTGCAGCAGGCTCAAACTCATCTTTAGCTGGATCAGGTCTAACAACAGTCACATCAACTGGTGGCGGTGGTGGTGGTGGACAATCTACAGGAACATTGAATGGTGGTTCAGGTGGTGGCGAAGGTAGTGTTAACGGTGCAGGAAGCGGAACATCAGGACAAGGTAATGACGGCGGTAACAAATCTAGTTCAGGTTCAATCATTGGCGGTGGCGGTGGCGGAAAAGGTGCTGCAGGCGGTAATGGTGGAAACAATACAGGTGGAACGGGCGGAGTAGGTGGTACATCATCTATTACAGGATCATCAACATACTACGCAGGTGGCGGTGGCGGTGGTGGAGAAACCAACATTAGCGGTTATGTAAAAGGTGCAGGCGGTAATGGTGGTGGCGGTACAGCAGGAGATAACGAAAACAATGCAAATGGAATTGGTGTATCAGGAACAGCTAACACAGGTGGCGGTGGCGGAGCAGCATCAAAAGCTGCAGGCGGTGGTAATGCAGGTGGTAGCGGTGGCTCAGGGTTAGTAATATTAAGAGTCCCAACTGCAAACTATTCAGGCACAACATCAGGTTCACCCACTGTTACAACAGACGGCAGCTTTACAGTTATTAAATTTACAGGAACAGGAACATACACAAGTTAATATGGCACACTTTGCAAAACTAGATAAAGATAATATCGTTATACAAATAGCGGTTGTTGAAAACGCTGTTATAAGAGATGTAAACGGAGATGAGCAAGAGTCTCTCGGAGTTGAATTTCTACGAACAGTACACAATGAAGATGATGCTAATTGGGTTCAATGTTCTTACAATAATCGCATAAGAAACATGATGCCATCACCACAATTTAGTTACAGCATAGAGGATGATGCTTTTTATCCACCAAAACCTTTTCCTAGTTGGGTTTGGAATACAGAGAAAAAATGTTGGGATTCACCCATAGGACACCCTACAGACGAATCAAAAACAACATGGAACGAAGATAACGGAGAGTGGGAATGATTGAATTTTTATTAATAACATTAGTAATTTTTAACTTAGTAACAATAAATTCAGACATAGATGCTTCTGAATGGATAAGGTTTAAATAACATGGCAAACACAGCCATAGCAACAGGCAAGACTTATATTTCAGCTAACTAATTTATAACAAGGAGTAAACATGAAGTTTAATTTAATTAAGAACGTAATAGGTGCAGTTGCACCAACACTAGGATCTGCATTAGGTGGACCTTTAGGTGGGCAAGCGGCTTCAGTCGTTGCACAAGTTCTTGGGTGTGCTCCAGAACCTAAAGCAATTAGTCAGGCAATACAAACTGCAAGTCCAGAACAAATGCTTGAACTTAAAAAAGCTGAAAAACAATTTGAAGTTCAAATGAAAGAACTAGAGGTTGACATTTTTGCTTTAGAGACAGCAGACAAACAAGATGCTAGAGCAAAGTTTAATAAAGACTGGACAGCCAGAGTAATGGGTATTGCTGTTGTAGGCGGATTTATGGGTTATATATTTTTAGTGACTCTACAACCACCAGAACAAAATTCTGAGGCCCTTATTAATTTAGTTCTTGGGTATCTTGGAGGATTAGCTAGCGCTGTGATATCATTTTATTTTGGAGCGTCAAACACATCTGACAAAAAAGAAGATTAAATTAAGGAGTAATTTATGACTGACAACGAACTAAAAACCGTTAATTTTGATGGTTTAGAATATAAAATTGAAGACTTAACCCCAAGAACAATAGAAGGTTTTAATATGCTTGTTAAATTACAACAAGATATTGCTAAAATTTCTTATGATTTAAAAGTTAATCAAGCGGCACAAAAAGTAATATCTGAAGAACTTAAAGTGTTTCTTAAGGAAGACAAAGTAAAACATGTGGAAAAAGAAGAATAATTGGAAGTACTTTACTGAAGACGAAGTAAAGTGTAAACACACCGGTTTGTGTGAAATGGATGATGACTTCATGCAAAAACTGGATATAATACGAGAAGAGGTAGGAGTGCCTTTTGTTGTAACTAGTGCTTATAGAGATAAAACTCATCCAATAGAAGCCAAGAAAAAAACACCAGGAGCCCATGCTTCTGGTAAAGCAATAGATATACTAATACGTGGCAAGGACGCTTTAAAATTAATTGAAGTAGCCCTTAAACATGGTATTACAGGGTTAGGAGTAAAACAACATGGTGATGGCAGATTCATTCACCTTGATACGCTTGACACACAACCAAGCAGACCTCGACCACATATATGGAGTTACAAGTGATCGACGAAGTATCAAATAGACTAGACAAACTAGAAAGCAAAATAGATAAGACTATCAGATGCTGTCATTGCTATTGCTCGTATAGAAGAAAGGGTAACGACTGTATTGAAACAAAATGACAGATTTATTATGCGAATGGATAGACTTGAAAACAGAGTAGAAACTGTCGAACAAAAAGCTATAGTAAATTCAAAAGGGGTTAAGCATGTTTGAACGTGTGCCTTTTGGGTTGTCTTCGGCAGGAATCATTAGCATAATCGTGTATACTTTCAGATGATATGGCGTATTTTAAACTTATCCAGTTTGGTGGAATTGCTCCGCAGGTCTCACCTAGATTACTAGAAGACACCCTAGCCCAAACAGCTTCAAACGTTAACTTAGAGAGTCAACGTTTAACCCCTATAACTGATGACACAGTTGTAAACCCAAAAGCAGATGTAACTACTTTGTCTAATTCTAATAGACAAAGCATATACAAATACACTGATACTCAATGGCTACAGTTCGATGAAGACGTAGATGTTGTACCTGGGCCTATAGCAGGTGATACAAACAACACTGTTTATTGGACGGGGCAATCTTTCCACGTATGGGCAGAAGCACCAATATAATAGGTGGAACTGTATACCCTAACGCATTTTTTAGGTTGGGAATTGAAGCCCCCCAAATACACCAGCCGTTGCAATTAAAACACCGGTATCAATTAACGCCACTTTAACTACGTCCAGCAGTTCATCAGTGCTGACAGTGACCACGGCCAGTGATCACGGTGCGGCGGTAGGTCAATATGTAACGCTTGCAGGTTTTGGTGCTCAAAACGCTGTACCAGCAGATGATATAAACCAAACACACAAAATAGCTACTGTACCCAGTGCAACTACTTTAACTGTAGAAGTACCAGTATCAGCTACGGGCGCAAGCACGTCGGGAACTATTAGTGATGGTGCTACATTTAAAGGCCTTGCAGATCAACTACCTGATTTTTCTACTTCTTATGTTTATACCTTTGTAAGTGCGTACGGCGAAGAAGGACCTCCATCGGCAGCTTCTACTGTACTTACAACTGATGACAACGCTGTAATTACTGTAAGTAATTTATCAACAGCTGGCGCTAAATCAAATAACAATTTTGGTTCTAGTGCTGGTACAAAACGCATATACAGATCTAATACAGGTTCTAATACCACAGCTTTTCAGTTTGTTGCGGAAGTTGCAATGGCAACTACTAGTTATGATGATACATCTAATAATGATGAGTTAGCTGAAGTTATACCTTCTTACTATTGGGTAGCGCCACCAGATGATGATAGTTCTACATACCCCGATGGTCCGATGAAGGGTCTAACGGCTTTACCAAATGGCATAATGGCAGGTTTTACTGGTAAGCGTATATGTTTTTCTGAACCCTTTTTACCTCATGCTTGGCCTACTTCTTATCGCACAGCTATAGAAGATAACATTGTAGGCATGAAAGCTGTTGGTAATGGTTTAATTGTAACTACTGAGGGCTCGCCATATTTAGTTGCAGGGTCGGATCCTGCCTCTATGAGTGCAATTAAAATTGAATCTACTCAAGCCTGTTTAAGTAAAACATCAATGGTAGATATGGGCCAATATGTTATTTATGCAGGGGCAGAAGGGTTAGTTGCAGCTGCGGGTACAGACGTACAAATTATTACTGAAGGACTAATAAGCCCAGACCAATGGCAATCTACTTACTACCCAAGCACTATTAATGCTACTTTGTGGAAAGGTAGATATTTAGGTTTTTACAATACAGGTTCTGGATTTGGTGGTTTTATATTTGACCCTAGAGGGGGTAAAAATGCACTAACTGAGTTAACTGCAAGTGCACTTATTAGAGGTACGTTTACTGATCCTGATGACGGCAACGCCTATTTAATTATTGCAAACCAAATTAAAAAGTTTCAAGGTGGTACAACAGACCAAACATATACTTGGAAATCTAAAGACTTTGTTCCGTCTAAACCAACCAGCATGGGTTTTGTAAAAGTAGATGCTGAAGCCTTTCCTGTTACAGTAAAAGTATATGGAGATGGCACACTGTTTTATACAGGAACTATTGCTCTCTCTGGCACACAACACTCAGTTTCAGGCAGTTATATTAATGCTGCTGGCAGTTCTGTAAGTATAAGCTCTACTAATATACCCGAACCCGTTCTTAGGCTACCACCGAGAGTTTTTAAAGACTTTGCAATAGAAGTATCTTCTGCAAAAGTAGTTAATGAAGTTTGTATTGCTGAATCAATAGATGAACTAAGAGGGATTTAATGGCCAAGACTAAAGTCCCAGCGATTAAGAACATTCCGGCTCAAGTAGATAGAGAAACAGGACTAGCTTTAGAATCTATGAAAGAAGCACTTGAGGTGCAGCTTGGCAGGAGGGGCGATCCTAAAGATAGAGCCGTAACTTTACGGGAGCTTATAGACAGCGGTTTAGCTACAGATTTAGCTCAATCCCCCTACAACCCTAACACTGGCGCAACCGGCTTTGGCCCAGCTACAGATGAAGTTGGAGACGTTGTAGTGCCCCCAGCTCCTACATCTCTTACTGCTAGTGGCTTATTTACCGATGTTCTTTTATCTTGGAACCAATCTACTAATACTGCTCCTTATGGCAATCACGCTTTTACAGAAATTTGGCGATCTCAAGCAGAAGATTTAAGTAGTGCTGTATTAGTTGGTACTACTAATGCTTTTATATATACAGACAAAGGACTTGAGTATGATAGTACTTATTATTATTGGGTAAGGTTTGTAAGCACTTCTAACAATCCAGGGCCTTGGTCAAACATGGCTAGTGCTACAACCGTAGAAAACATAGGGGCGACTATGGCCGCCCTTAGCGAAACATTAGCAGACTTACCTGGGTATAATTTAATTGCCACAGGCGCAGCAGCGGCTACTGTTATTAAACAAAGCAGTGCTCCAAGTACCAGAACCGACGGTTCTGCATTAGGAATACATGATTTTTGGTTTGATACAGATGATGGTCAAATCTATACGAGGAATGCAGCAAACAATGCTTGGGTAGCAGGACGTGATTCAACCCTAGTTAATTTATTTGGAGCTACTAGTTTTACAGGTAGTACTTTGACTGCTGCTATGGCTAGTGCACAAGCAGATATTATTACTGTTACAAACTCACAAAGTTCTACTGCTACTGCAGTTACCAACTTAACTTCCACCGTTACCAGCAACAATAATACTTTAACTGCTAGTGTTAACACGTTAAATACTACCACAGCTAATCTTAACGGTGATGTAAATGCTATGTTTGTGCTTACAGTTGCAACTGAATCCAATGGCAGTAAGTCAGCTGCTGGTATGGTAATTGGTTCAAACGCGAGCAGTGGTTCAGGGGCCCAGTCCTACGTACAGTTTCAAGCTGACAAATTTGCTATTTGGAGTGGGTCTTCAAACATAGCTCCTTTTATTGTTGATGGTGGTGTGGTTTACATAGACCAAGCGCGAATTAAAGACGGGGATATTACAAATGCAAAGATTGACACTTTGCATGGTGGAAAAATTATAGCGGATACTATTACGGCTACTCAAATAGATAGTGCCACTATTACAGCTACTGAAATAGCCGCTGAGACTATTACAGCCGATCAAATAGCCGGTAATACTATTACAGCTACTCAAATAGCCGCTGAGACTATTACAGGTACAGAAATAAATGTAGATACTTTAGCAGTTAAAAAGTTTGCTGATGTAGAAACTAAAATAATAAGCCATAGAGCAGATGCTGCTGAAGTGCCTTTGCAAGTTACCGGAGAAAATTCTTCTTGGTCAGGTACATACCCCGGTAGCACTATTGTTTCCTTAGAAACTAGTTCTGTTGTAAATTTTGGGGTTACTATTACTAATGTAAGAAATGGAGCGGGGTATAGAGTTATATACTCTGCGGTGCTTGGTGATGTTAGAAACGGCACTATTCAATATAGTTTTGATAATTCTAACTTTACAAGTCTTAGTCCTTTAATAAATGCAGATTCAGGTACTTATAGGTCTTATGTGTATGTTTGGGATGGTAATATATCAGGATTAAGTTCTACTCAAAGCACTGTGTATTGGAGAATTAATTGGAATGTCTCGGGCGGGCAAGTTAACTCCACTTATGCAGCTTTATACGTAACTATGGATAATACGCAAGGGACGTAAAATGAAATACACTGTATATACAACATCAACTGGCGAAGTAATTAGCATAGGAAGTTCTAATGTTACTAATGCATCTGACATAGGTTTAGCTAGTGGACAAACAGCTGTAGAAGGGACGTACCCTCCAGGCCAGTATAAATTTGTAGATGGTAGTCCAGTAGCTTTTACTCCTGATTTTTGGCCTAAAGTTAGAAGAGATAGAGACTTTTTGTTAACAGGATGTGATTGGACACAAAGTTCTGATAGCCCTTTGACGACAGAAAAAAAGACAGAATGGGCTACATACAGACAAGCATTAAGAGATGTACCTGCAAACAATTCAAGTAAATCATCTTTTGACGATGTAGTCTTTCCAACAGAACCTAGTTAAGGTACTATAAATATTATGAAATGCGGAGGTATAAATCAAATGGGTATGAAAGGAATGTACAAAAAGAAGCCTGCTAAAAAGAAAAAGCCAGCTAAAAAAGGTAAAAAGAAATCTTCATACGGTTACTAACCGTGGAAGATGAAGTAATAGAACACTTCTAAGGAGAGATAAATGGATAAAGGATCTATCTACACAGCTTATAAAGCATCGCTTGAAGGACAACGGGCCCAGGTCAGTTTAGACCTAGAAGTCCTTACTTCTAACCCTACTTCAATACCAGAGCACATTAACTTTACAGAGTACTTAGACCAACTGGTTGGTAAATTAGTTGAGATTAATGATAAAATAAAGTTAGTTGATTTTTTAATTGCACAGGAGAAAACAGATGGCGTCTAGAACACCAGGACCAAAAAAACCCGGTAAAGTAGGAGACATGAAGGTTGAAGAAACTAAAATGCAACCTAATGTGCCTAACCAAGAACTTTCTACTGATGGTTATACTATTATGAGCGAAGCTGAAGTATCAGAAAAATTAGACAACATTGTTTATAAACCTAAAAAACCCAAAGGAAAGTAATGAAAATGATGAAAAAAAAGAAACCGGCTAAAAAACTTACAGCAAAACAAAAAACTTTGCCCACATTTTTACAGAAAAAAATTGCTAAAAAAAGAAAAAGAAAAAATAATGCCTAGAAAAGCTAAAAGACCCTCCCAACAGGTTAAAAAGAAAAGCATTTCTAAACGCCAAGAGGCATCCCTAAAAAGACATAGCAAAACACCACAGCGCAAAGCACATGGCTTTTATGAAGAGGCGTATGCTTATGGGTGATACCATGAGACAAGCACACAAAAAAGCTATGGCTAAAAACTGGCAAGTAATGGCTACCAGAAACTATCGGCAAGAATACGATAGATACCAAGGCACCAGCCGCACAAAAAGAAACGTAGAGCCGCTCGTAATAAAGCACGCCGTTTAATGATAGCTAAAGGCAAAGCCAAAAAAGGTGACGGTAAAGACGTTGCACACAAAGACAACAACCCTTTGAACAATAACCCTAAAAATATTAGAATGGAAAAGAAGAAATCAAATCGTTCTTTTAAAAGAACCGAAAGCAGCAAGGAGAGCATAATGCCAACACCTACAAATAAAAAAACTATATGCAAGAGTAAAAGCAGAGGCTAAAAGAAAATACAAAGTTTGGCCGTCCGCTTATGCATCTGGTTGGTTAACTAAAACCTATAAAGCTAGGGGCGGGAAGTACAAGTAATGGCTAGTGCTAAACCCAAAGGCGGCTTAACAAAATGGTTTAAAGAAGAATGGGTTGATATAGGAAGAAAGAAAAAAGGCGGTGGACACGCGCCTTGTGGTAGAAAAAAAGCTTCTACTAAGAAAAAAGGTTATCCTAAATGTGTTCCTAAGTCTAAAGCAGCTAGCATGACAGCCGCACAAAAAACGAAGTGCAGTTAAACGCAAACGTGCTAAGGCCCAAGGTGTAGGCGGTAAACCTACAAGAGTCAGAACAATGGCTAAAAAAAAGACAACTAGGAGACGAAAATAACTGTAATTTGCTATACTATTGTCTTAGCTCTTTTATTAATGAGTATAATTATGTATATCGAATATATTGAAAAGTTTTTGGATAAGGTAAAAAAAGCCTATGCAAAGCTGTTTAAGAAGAATTTAAAACAACCAGTAAGGAAGAAAACGTGCCCCGCAAAAAAGAAAACCCAATACGAAAAACAACAAGAGGTAAGGGCGCCAACTACCGTAAAGACAAAAGTCAGGGCGCAGGCATGACTGCGAAGGGCGTTGCTGCTCTATCGCAGAGCAAACCCAGGATCTAAACTTAAAAACCGCAGTAACAGGAAAAGTTAAAAAGGGAAGTAAAGCTGCTAAAAGACGTAAATCTTATTGCGCTAGATCTGCAGGGCAGATGAAGAAATTTCCTAAAGCTGCAAAAAATCCTAACTCAAGGCTAAGGCAAGCTAGAAGGCGTTGGAAGTGTTAATAAAAATTTATGAACAAACGTGCACTTCTAGCTTTAGGATTGGTATTTTCTTTTAATTCTTATGGGGATCAGACAGGTAACTGTACTGCTGGCTCTCAGTATTGCGAGCAAAATAGTTTGGATACTACTAACAATACCACCACAAATAACACCAATACTAATACTAACACCAATAATAACACCAACAGCAATACCAACGTAAATACAAATACTAATGTAAATACAAATACTAATGTTAGTACCAATCAGAATACAAACATTAATACGGCAACAAACACCAACAATAACACCAATACAAATACGTCGACTTCTAATAACACCAACACAAACAACAATGTTAATACTTCGACTTCTAACTCAACTGTTAATTCTACGGTAAATCAAAATGTCAACAATACGAGCACTTCTAACAACACTAACACTAACACTAACAACAATACGAATATCAATAAATCGACGTCGGATTCAAATGTTACAACGGATAATAGGAATGTTAATGAGAACAACTCAAAATCTGACAACACGAACAGAAACATTAATGAGTCGAACTCAACTCAAACAATCAACCAAAACGTAAAATCAGAAGCCCCTCCTGCTTCTGCTATTGCTCCATCTATAATGTCTTATTCACAGGACTTATGTACTGTAGGTAGATCGGGCGCGTTTCAAGGTCAAGTGTTTGGTTTTAATAAAG